CACGAACTTCCGGAACAAGCCACCCACACGGAGTGTACGCTTCCACAACAGCTTCATAAGCCAGATTCACCGAAGGAGTCTGACCACCGCACCGACGTGCATTCACTTCTCTTTGGGATGGCACACCTCCAAAGGAGGCGCGACCCCAACCAACTCTCGCTCTGGGTAAGGTGGGAGGTGCCCCTGCCAGGACTGGTCAAGGACCAACCTGTAGGGCACTGCAACCGACCGAACCCCAACTTCTCTCTTTTTAGAGAACGCTTCTTTCATTTGCGCTCTTCCACCGGTTAGCCTACCCCCAGGCCAAAAAGCAGCTTGACTCGGCCGCGAGAAAACCGCCCCGGAAACAACCAACGGCCTACGAACAGCAGACAAAGCGAGGCAGTACCGAAGTGCTGCCTTCCACTTACACCATTCGTAGGACAAGGAAAACTTCCAAGAGGTGGTCTCCAAAGCGGAGACACGAGAAAGCTCCTCGCCCACTTCGTCCTGTGGCACACGAACGAAATCCTCAGAAGAGAGGACAACGTTGTGCCCGACAGGAGCCGAAGGGGGCGTAACCTCATCCACGGTCCACAAAGACAAGTGGAAGAGTTCACCCAGTCTCAAGGCTAACGTGCCGCGAAATCCCAACTCAAAAAGAGTCAATCTAGTTGACCTTAAAGAGTGGAGATGACGACGGAACCAGACAATGCCCGCCCTAAAGCGAACATTGCTGGACACGCCAGCCAAGAACTGAGAGAACTCACGGCCAAGAGATGTCACGTACTCCGACGTCCGCAAACGACCAAAGCGAAGAGTGGGAACGACCTGAAGGTCGCCCCCACGAAAACGCAAAAGGGTGCTATTCAGCGACCCGAACTGGTCATCGACGGAAGTCTTTGTACGCTCGACCTCTAAACCCAACTCTCCTACCGTAGCGAACCAAACATCCGCAACAGACTTTTGAGCCTGAAAAAGGATGTCGTCGCCGTTGATAAGACAAGGAAGAGCCATCGCTTCCTTCCACCCCAAACCTGCAGCACGGACTGACCAAAGAAAGGCCAGCCTGTTCTGAAGGCAAAGGAGAGGAAAGGAAAGATAACTCCCCATCATCTGACCAATGCGTGGTTCACCGATATCAACACGCTGACGCGTGCAGGGCGGGCCCTTACCCTCAAGCCGATACAAGAACGGCCTGAGGATAAGAAGGGCCCGGTCCTTAACGGAATCGGGAACCATGGTAGACGTAGAGAGGGCTGCACGTACGATCGTTTCAGCGACTTCAATTGAAAGAAAGTCGGTAGCCGACTTATAATCGCCGGAAACGAGTGTGCCACCACGAGAAGAGGAGAACCCCGCGCGCTGAAGAGAATCCTTCGTAACATCACCACGAGACAACCACTTGTTTTTAGACAAGTGATTGTACATCGTGCGATGAAAAGGACGAAGAAGAAGTTCGTCGGAAGAAAACTTTGTCAAGGGACGAGGTTTTCCGGCCGACTGGACGACGATCACTTCCGCCTCCGGGTGCTCGGTGTCGGGACGAGAAGGACCAGAGAGACATTCCGTAAGGAATGAATCGTGATCAATCTCGGAACCAAGACACCCGCCGGAAGAGCGCGGAAAATCAGTCGTTGCGCTAATGGGGGGGGAGGTAGAAAGAACCTGTTCCTCGTAACCCAAATCCCAGCCCTTAGAGAAAAGCAGGGCGGTTTGGCGTGCTACGAATTGCAGGTAACCGGTGGGGAGATTCCGCTTAGGTCGGCGGAACCCCTCGACGAGCTTCTCCACAAGAGGCAACTCCATACACGGACAGGAGTCCGGGAGTAACTTCTTGATGGACTGCCAAGCAAAAACCTCTTCCTGAGAAGAGGACGGGCAGGACGCTAAAAGCTCCTTCACCTCGGAAGCAAGCCCCATACAGGGCTGGTCTGGGGTGGGAGAGAAGTCGGGGGCGGGACATCCGAAGATGTACCCCCACTCACACAGAGCTCGACGGACAGTATTGACTGTCCGGAGCCGGTAAGCGCGACAGAGTCGCGGAAGGTGTTTGCGCGAGCACCCCAAAGAAGGGGAAATCGCCAGGCGCCGAGACCGAACCATAGTTGACTAGTTGAGTCAATTATGT